GTGCTAGTTGTAACCGTTTCTAATGTTCCGACATGCGTTAAGCTAGTCACTGTCAATGCTGGATTAACGTAATAATATCGTTGACTTGGCGCTCCAAGTTGCAAGTTCTCATTTGCGTCACGCCTGCAAAATACAGCACGGTAGCCTACCTGCGTTCCGGTGGGAGTTGTAGCGTTCAAAGGATTGCCAAGGATTGGGCCACTGCCAACCTTGGGGTATGTAACCCCCTCCACATCAATCGCTGGGGGAATCCCGCTAGCGCGAACGGTGCTAACAGTATTTTCACGTTTCAGAACACCCTGATCGGTTGTAAAATACAAATTGTCGTTGGCTTGCAGGGTTCGGCTTTTGCGAGGCGACGTTATGCTGAACGTGTAACCGCCAGTCAAATTTACAAAGGTGCCAGTTTGATTAGGAGCAACGCCGGTATTATTAAAATATCCAACAGCATTAGAAAAAATCGCAAACAGCTTGTTTCGATAAAGCGCAAGCTCGCTTATGGTGTTGGCGCCGCTATCGTAATACTGATAGGTGCCTCGTACCTTCTGAATAGTCTCATCTTGTGAAATCACAACGTTTTCAGCTACTTCGAGCGCGCCATCCGGCACGTTGAAGCTGTTACGCTGGAGAAATAGCCCCGCAAATTTCCTGATTTCTGGAAATGAAATCGGCATTAACCAAAGAATCCTCTACGGAAATTAAACCGGCTGCGCCTTAGCAGGCCGTCGCGGTTGATAATCTTTTGAGTCTCACCCTCGATGCGTGGTTGCATTAAAAGCATGAGGCCCTTTTCTTCCTCCTGCGCTTCCTGTTGCAACACTTGTTTCCCTTCAAAATCGCCGATAGCGTGACAAACTCGCATCGCTGTAAGCGTTTCGAGGAATACAGTAACCTCGTCGGGGAGTTGAACAACAGGAGTTTCGTCGGCGATGGCAATATAATTACCAACGGCTGCCGTGGTGGGAAATACTCCCGGATCAAATTTCAAAGTGTTTGAACTTGGACGCACGCACGCCAAATCAAAACCAAGGCAACTGTTGCCCTGATAATTATCGATTGCGTCAACTGTTAGCGATCCACCAACATTACCAAAGTGACTACTAAGATTTGAGCATGTCACGGTTGTGCCGATTGTCGTGGTCACAATGTTGGTGATTGTCGCAGCGTCCGTTGTTGGCACCATTTTGCTTGGACGCAACTCATACCACATTTCAAGCGTTAAACCGTCGATATCTGGAATCGGAACCAAAACGACGTTATCGCCACGGAAGTAAAACCCCCGCCGAACGAATCCACCCGCATTGTTGATATAGCTAATATCTTCCTCTGCGTATTGCACAAGGTCAAGCGTAATGTTTCCGGTCTGATCGACCATCTTCAAATCCCGAAGCGTCCTGCCGACACTTCGATGTGGGATTTTATACACAGGTTGCCCTTTGACAACGGCCTGATCGACCTTCACAACAAAGAATTCTTGCCTCAAACCAGTCAACATCGGCAAAATTCGCACTTTTAACTGATGATCGGCAAATGCCAAGATATCTTCATTGGTTAGAAGGGCTTGACTAGCAGGAATTGTGACCCGCCGCTTGACGTTTGCTACAAATTGATCGGTTGTTACCGTCATTTTTTAATCTTTTTCATCTTTGCAGGTTTATTGGGTTGCAAATCGGCAAAAGCAACTCGTTTGACGCCCGCCGGATGCACTTTGCGCTTTGCAAAAGCCGCCCGAACAGCCTCTTTTAGCTCCATGTCACCATCAACGGCCTTGGCTTCTTCTGGCATGTCACCGCCCGCGCCAACTGCCTTCAAAGCCTGTTCCTCAGCCTTCTTTTCAACAGGCTGTTCCCCGGCATCTTCGAGCTTGTCTTGAATATCACCCTCAACCATCTCCTCGTCGCCGCCGCCTTTTGCAATCATTTCCATCATGCTTTTCACAAGGGCTTGCAAAGCGCTTTTTTTGCCTTCAAGTTCCATCATCATCATCGCTTCTCCAGATTGGTAATTCTAAGTTCGTGATTTCGCAAAATATCGTTAGTATTCGCTGTTCTTTCAATAACTTGCGACATTTGAACGTTTAATTTTGCAATATTATCCGATAGTTCTTTAAGGAATGAAACGCCAAAGGTAAGCAGGCCGGTAGCCATGCCCATAAGTATAGTTTCTGCGCTAAATTTGGGCATTAGTAACCCGCCATCCAAGCAGCGAATAGAAAGTCAATACCGTCCCAAAGGCCCTCAGAACATGGTAGCCAATCTGGGTTAGCCTGACCACCCTCATCCATATCCCTTTGCCACAAATAATGGGTACAATAGTTATTAGAATCAGGGAGGTGATCCGTTGGGAACCGCGCAGCGTCTAGCAAAAGCCGTTCGGAGGTGGTCTGAATCCCATCATGAAACTTATGATACGCTGCCTGAAATAAAGCATTTTCACTTTCCCTCTCGGCTAGACGCCGTAGAACTTCTAAGTCAAGAGCTGTCGCCCCACCTTTTAGTTCTGCAACTAGCGTTATCCGAAGCACTTGTAGGTGCGCTTCAAATCCTCGACGGACAAGTACAGAATCTAAAATGTCGTCCACAGATGACGGCTGAACAGAAAGAAGTCGCTGCCCGTCTGGACAAAGTGATTGTTCAATATCGGCGTAAACCTGAATCAATGTTGGCGTCATTAGAACGCGCCCTATTTGACTCGCTGGCTGACCCATTACCCAATTATGCGAAGATCCATAGTCGAGTATTTGACGCGCTACTTGACACCCCGTTTGCTTCTCCGAGCCAAAGGCGGCGTAGTAAGCAAGCCCCATGAGCATGTCCTTGCTAATTGTGCTGGCGCTTCCCCCAGTTTGCCAACAATCCCTTTGCCAATTTCTATGCCATGCTCCGGCCTCGTCGCGGGCCATGAGGATATTGGCTTTTTGACAGCCACCAGCGACCTTGCAAAGCGAAGTAAAAAGAAGCGAATCACACTTGGGCAAAGCCCACCCAAGTGTGTCTAATCGCTCCTGCTGCATACCCCGGTAAAGCGAAACTTTTGCTTGAAGCTCTGGCAAAAGGTTGCGATTAGGCTTTTGCGGAGTACGGGAACACCCCGCCAGCACTAGGCTGGCGAGGCATCCTGCAAAGACAAGTCGGATCAGTAAGCCCATGTTGGTTTAGAATCCAACTCTACGTCGCCACTTGCCGCCCAAGTTGTTGTTGATAAATCACTAGATAAATTGATTTGTCCAGTGTTTGGAGTGACATTTCCTCTGCCGTAGTTTCCTCCGGGAAAGTTTGAAACAGACTGAAAGTAATTTGACACGTTTTTGAATGTTACGCCGTTAATTGTTACCGTGAGTCCAGTAGTTGACGTTGCAGTGACCCGGAAATTGAACTTTAATCTCCACGTTCCATCAGACATTTGATAGGGAACAAACACACCTCTGGTAGTTGCAAGGCCGGTCCCAGAAAGCGTTGGCGAAATTCCTCCATTATAATTTGTTCCACTGACATACTGCATCAACCCAAGCTTGGTATTCCCGCCATAGTTATCCGAGTTGTTTATCAACGTGATGTTGGCTGGGGCAATGGGGAAGCCTACGGCTGCGCCGCCAGAAATCTTTCTCAATCTCCAAAATGCTGCTGACGGCCAAGGTTCAAGAATACTTGTAAAATCTGGCGATGTAGAAGCATATCTGTTGAATGTTATGTCAATATCGGTCGTGCTAGATGCAACCGCTTTCATAAAAACGCCACCGTTTGTCAAGGTACCGGCGCTGTTTCTGATTGCGTTTGCAAAAATATCTCGTCCACCCACAGAAGCCGGAAGCTGAACCCATTTCTTTTCGGTTGAATCGGCTACTTCAAAAACAAGTGTATCAGTCGGAAGAATTGGCGTTTGAAAGCGAACTCGCTTAACCCTGTTGGCAGTTAACGCTCCACCCATTTGTGAACCTTGCGGCCCGTTCACAAAAGCCGTCAACGCATTGGTGTCAGTATCCCACGTTGAGTTGCTCGCATACTCCTCAACCGCTCGCGCTGCCATTTGGACGTTTGCCGACCAGTTGGCAACCGGGAACGACATTTCCATGTCCCAGTTTGTGTTGTTTGAATATTGGCTTGTGTTCACTATTCTGGCAGAAGTTCCTGTTGCGGTTGTATTAACAACACCACCGCCAAGATAAACCTGAGTAGTGCTGGTTGTAGTGGCGGCAAGCAGTGTACCGCTATTGCCAATAGTTCCCAGAATTGAATCACTGTAAAAACGACCAACAACATAACCAAGCGCACCGCCCGATGCGGAGTACGCCACTGTTTTGGTGGTATCAATACTGATTCCAGAAGGAAGAGTAATAACACCAAGAGCCGCACCATTATGCGTGCCGCTGGTAAAACGTATTTTTATCTGTATGTCGCTTCCAACTTGACGATACCACCCAGACACGTTTGTAGTTGTACCAAAAGAGGTCAGCGTAGGCGTGTAACTTTGCCAATCCTGACCAGCAAATCCTTGAATAGTTTGTTGCGGGCCGACAATCAAACTATCAAGTTTGAGTTGTGTAGATCCGGCGCGACGCCGCCACCGAATTGAATAAACGTCCGAGGCTGTAGAGCCTGTAACAAAAAAGCCGCTAAATGTTCGCACGCCAACAGGAATTTTAGCTGAGGGCGTCCCAGTCATGGTCGATACGTTTCCAGCAATCGGAATAAGCTCTGCAAACGTTGCGGTTGATCCAGATACAGTGTAACGAACAGCCACAACGTCCCAGTCGTCATCCGTTGTGTTTCCTGCAACATCAAATTGAACCGTAAGAGGTTTACCCAAATCCTCCCCGTCAATATTAAACACCGGAGTTTGAATAAATGTGCCGCCGGAAGTCGAGGTGCCTGTAGGTTGCGTTAAAAATAGCGTGGTTCCGCGAAGTGTTTGATCGGAACTATTTACAATAGCGTTGCTTCCAGAAGTAACGTCTGCACACCAAGCCGACGTAACCGAAGGGAAAGACCCGGCAACACCCAAATTGCCGTTTGCTGCTGATGTAGTATTACTGGAAATGGTTTTTGTTGCGTCATACCAATCTGACAAGTAATTGACAAAACCCGTGCCGCTTCCGGAGCCGACCGCCGTCTCATTCCCAGAACTATCTAGTCTGTACAGTTTGCCGTCTGATTTTGCGTAAATCCGCGTTTTGCTTGCGGCTGGATTAGACGGAGTAGAAATTTGCGTGAACTCCCCGTAGCCAGCGTTTATTACGTTTGTCCCCGAGACGCTCCCGGTTGTTGTCACGTTTTGAGAACCAAAATCAGGGCTGATTTTTGTTCCTGCAATTGCCGCTGAAGCATTAACGTCAGCGTTTACAATTACACCAGAGCTAATCGCAGTAACCCCGGTGCTATTTACCGTAACGTCACCCGTAAGAGCCGTTGCAGTTGGTACGTTGCTCGCGTTACCAAGAAGCACGCTGCCTGCTGTAATGTTTGCGAGCTTGCTATGGTCAATCGCGGCACTTGCAGATACATCCGCATTTACAAGAGCAGCCGCACTAAATGTTCCGGAATTTGCTTTTACTACACCAGTAAATGCGCTAGCATTCGTTGCAAGTCCACCCTTAGAAGCCGCAAGCGTTGTAATTGTAGGCTCTTTGCCAGCCACGTTGCCGTCAATCTTATTAAACGCTTGAAGAATAGTATCCGTAGCAGACACCGTACCGGCGCCACTCACAAACCCAGTGAGAGCCTTTCCAGTTACAGTTGAGTCGCTGATCGCCGTAGATGACTGCGTTCCCGTAACGTCACCAGACAAAGAGCCGGAAAAATTTGTTGTTGAAGTTGCTGTCGTCGCATTTCCGGACAAGTTTGCCGTAATAGTTCCTGCCGAGAAATTGCCAGAAGCATCGCGCTTTACGATTGTGCTTGCCGTATTGAGGTTAGTAGCAGCTACCGTATCATTCACAGACGTAGCGATGGCTGAGGACGTTTTTCCGCCAACGTAACTAACTGTCATTGAGTTTCCAACGTTTGCAATATCATTAGTAAAATTGCTTCCACTAATGTTTGCTGCCGTTGTTGCGGTTGTCGCAGTCGTCGCACTTGTCGCAGTCGTCGCGTTACCGCTAAGATTTGCTGTGATAGTACCAGCCGAAAAGTTTCCGCTGGCATCGCGCGCAACAATAGCACTTGCTGTATTTGCACTAGCCGCCGTCGTCGCAGAGTTAGCCACCTTTCCGGCGGTAGAAATTGTAGCCAAGCGGCTATCTGGAATACTTGCGCCTTCATATGTTGCAATAATTTTCCAGTCAGATCCGTCATATCCAATAATGACAGCCGACTTGTTTACGTTCATTACATAGTTAGACGCGCCCATAATAGTTTCGGGCGGATTCGGTGAAATAGTGATATTGTTGCTTGCAGCATCACCCTTTCCGTCAACAATCATGAAAATACGACCCGCAACACCAGCAGGTAAAGAAACAAGCGTTGCAGCACCAGAAGTTTTCTTAATTTCAACAACGCAATCGTCAACGTCTGACACAGTTACAGTGCCAGCGGCAGTGACAACTCTCATGCCAACTTTCTGCGCCTTGCCAGAAACCTGCGCGCCCGGCTGACCAGCGCCGCCACCCAAAGCAATCAAAAAGTTGCTCAGGCTACTCCAGTTAATTTCACCAGCCGCCGGAATTGAATAAGACGTATTATTCCATGTAACTGACGTCGCCATGCTTTGCCTCGTAAATTGTGTGTGATTTAGAAGGGGGAGGCCGAAACCTCCCCCCATGAAAGATACTTCTATCAGGTAGCAGATTCGTCGTCGATCCCAATAACCTTGATGTTACGGGCAGGCATCGCCGTAAAGATGTACTCGTCGGAGTACGAACGGAAGATGTATGCCGTCTGATTCGGGCTTGGGTAGATCAAGCGAGAATCATCAAGACCCGGAATGTTGAAGCCAATCGGCGCAGAACCTGAGCGTGACCACGTTTCCGGAGACAGGATAAAGGCTTCGCCTTCTTTGACGTAGCGGTTAGCCGCCACTTCAATCTTACCCGTCTGGGTGTAGTAGCACAGTTTCTCAAAGCCCTGTTCAGCCTCAGAAGCCTTGTAGCTGTTGTCATAACGGCGCGCACCAGCCTCGGTCTGAGCCAAAGAGGACCAGCTGCGCGGGTTCACATGACACACAACGTCGCCTTCCATCCCCGCAGCGTTGACCTGCTGGGCCAGCGCCTTCTGAAGAACTTCAAGAGACAGCTTCTTATCCATAGCGTCGTAAACACCGCCACGGAACAGCGAGTAGCTGCTGTTGTTGATCCCAAAGAGCGAACCACGGCGGCTCAGGATGTAGTCCATGCCCAGCATGTCTTTGCCATCAAGCGAGTCAGTAAAGGCCACGCGAGCCGAACCAACCGCCGAAGCAACAACCGGAGCAAAGTCCACCTTGATGATGCCAAGGGCCGTGTCAACGCTGACAAGCTGACCAGAAGCCAGCACAACACCGTTGGTATCAACCTGAGAAACCTTGACGCCTTCCATTCCGACCCACATTGCAGCCGCGAATGTCCCTTTTTCAAACAGAATCAGCTTGTTAGCAGCATTAACGCCATTAACAAAAGCTACCGTTCCGTAAACGTCCGAATCCAGCGTGCCGGAACCGTTCGTAAACGCCACGCCACGGTAAGTACCCGTGTAATAGCTGGTCGAGCCAAGAAGCCCAGCGGATTGACCGTACAGACGAGAAATCTCGCGGAACTTGCCGTGCGACTTGATGTTGTTCGCAATGATATGACGCGTCGCCTGAAGGAAAGCCGTAGGGCCTGCCACAGCCGAGCGAGACATCACCTGAAACGGAACCAAGCTGGACAGCACTTGCGCGAACGCACGCACTTCCGCCTGCTTCACAGCGCCAGCAATAGGAGCTTGAAGCTCAAGGGCGTCCGTTCCCGAACCCATCCACGTCTGACCAACTTCGTTCGACAGGATCACTGCCTCAACGTACACGTCACCGACGCGCTGAGACTGAGTATACGGAATCAACTTGGCAAGCTCATAATCCTCGGGGACGAGGTTATTGATATCGCCATACACTTTCTTAAAAATTTGAAGCACATCACCATTCGACACTGCTGACATATTTATGCCCCTCCGTGGGAACTAAAGTTAATTACTTGCTGACCCAGTGAATCTCGACAATGACAGTACCGGAAGTCAAACCATCGAAATCCGGCGTGTTGCCGAAATCAATCTTGAACCCGATGTTGCCAAGAGCCGACAAGCCAAGAGCTGTCTCCAGAGTCGATGCAGTCAAGCCAAGAGCCTGACACTGACGGGTAACAGCAGTAGCGCCGCCCGTGCCGCTGAAGCATTGAGCTTTCATCGACAACAGCTTGGCACACTGGCCCTTCATGTTCACAACACCACCGAAGGTGTCATTTCCCATAGCCGTTGCATCAAAGGCAGCCGCCGGGAATTCGTTGACCGAACCCAGAGCCTCGTCAATTGCCGCCTGAGAAATAGCATCGCATGAAGTCAAAGCAGGCATTGGAGGCAAAATCGGAACCAGCGTCTTTGCTGCCGTAATCTTGAACTCCAACATGAGAACCCGTGGCTGGGTTTTGTAAAGCTGTTCCTGCCAATAAAAAAGGTGCATATCTGACATGAATTAACCCCCGAATTTCTTTAACAAATTGTTGATATAATCATCAGTTGACGTAATTTTGCTCGGCTTCTTCTTCACCGGCTCATCCCCAGAACTTTGACGCTTTTGGTACGTCGGATTCTGTTTCATAGCCCGGTCAACATCCAGTTGCCTTAGTTCATTAAGCATTTGCTTAGGTAGAACCGTTGCAAGCTGTTCAGCCGAAAGCGACCCCAGATACTCGGTTACGTCTGTCTCAAGTTCCTTGATAACATTTCCGAAAGCATCCTTCGCGGAAACCGGCTTGAAATCGTTGGGTGCCTGCGTTTCCAGCAAGGCCAACATATTCTCAGCCATCCTCTTCACAGTGCGCGGAGTAACCTTGCGACCACTAGACGTAATAGCTTCCGCAATTTCTGCATCCAGCCGTTCCGCCCACATCGCCGCATTTTGCGCCTGAGCCTCCTGCTCACGACGCTTCTCCTCGGCCTGTCTCGCCTTTTCCGTTTCTTCCTTGAAACGCTTGAGTTCCCTATGCTCTTTTTGCTCCGGAGTAAGGCTTTCCCATTCCAGTTGCTCAAGCAAGAAATCCTCGGCGAACTTACGCACTTGATCTTTAGGCAAAGTCTCCAGAACAAAGGATAAATCACCAGCTTGCAGCTTATCAAGCACAGGCTTGGCTTTCTTCATCACATCAGCCGCCTCCTGCCACTTCTTATCAGCAGCAAGACCCTTCTGAGCTTCACGAATAAGGTCAGCCTCGGTAAGCTCAACCTCAGACCCATAAACGTTTAGCTTGTGCTTGCGAGGTGTATCAGGTGGATGAGAACTGGTGTCTTTGTCTCCCCCCTGCTGTGTTTCTACAGCTTGGCCTTGCTCTACTGGGACTGATTCTACTGCTGCTGCTAGACTACTCTGACCTTGATCCATGATTCCTCCTATGGGTACTAGGCCGTTAATATGACTAGTTGAACTTTCACCGAGCCGCTGGGCGCGCCTACTAGCTCAACCTTAACCACTGTCTGACCAGCGTCGTTTAACCACCAGCTAAACGCACTGATTCCCGTTGATTGACTGTAAACCCGCGTCGGAATAATACCCGTAGGGCTTGTTCCATTCGTTGATATTACCGTAGCAGTGTTGTGTAACACATCGTAATCTCTGACAATACACGCGAAATTATCCGCAAAGTTAAGACCACCACGAAATGCTCTAAGCACTTGTTCACTGAAAAGAGAGACATAATCTAGAAGATCCCTCAACTCACCACCGGCTTTTGTCGCCGCCAATTTACTCGTGTCGAGCAACCGGTTGATCGTGAACTTAGCCATTACTTACCCCCAAACTTCTTAAATCCACCCACAAAACGCTTCACTATTTCAGGAGCATCCACCCTTTCGTGACGAGTCACGCTAAAACCAAACGTGTCTTGCACACTGTCTTGATAAGGATTGTCTCTCGGAAGCTCTCTAATCCCGTCAGCAAGCGCAGAAAGCGCGTCACAGTGACCAAGGCCACGCGTCCTCTCGAAATCAGTCTTTTGCTTGTTAAAACGCCCGCCCTTGAGCGTCCTGATAAGAAACTGGCACTTGGGGTGTATCTCCACCTTGCCAAGCGAAAAATGCACGTTCATTTGGTTGATCTTCGCCTGCCAGTCTGTCTTGTTGGGAATCTTAAAATCAAGGTCGTATTCCTGCACCAAGTCCACCTGTAACTGACCCGGACAGTCAATTGAGCGCGAAAGGTTAGGATACAACTCCTCCCATTCCCCCACAGCATCCATCACTTCGCTTGTTGGCGTGTTGCTATCAAACACAAGCTCATCATACACCTGCACGACGTCGCGGAAGTAATCGTAAGCCATAAGCAAGAACGCCGTCTTGTCGCGTACCCCGCCCCAGTCAGCCTGATAGTGCATGATTGCACCGTGTATTGGATCAATTTTTTTCACATGCTTTGACTCGTCGAAGCTAGGCACAACAAGGGTATCCGCAGAACGCACAATTTCAGCCAGATACTCTCGCTGAAAGGCATCCGTATCCTCCCCGCCACAACTTTCGATAATCCGCTGTATTTGCTCCTCAGACACACTAGGCGAGTCGTACACCGTGTACCTGAATAGCGTGCCGTTACCCTCGCACTCAGGCATGATTGCGTTGTGCAAGTAATGTTCTGGATTGTCCGAAGGCGACGATATGAATATCTCGCGGCCACCATAGCGGAGTAGCTGCGCCGACATGACAGACTCAATCGCATACTGGAAATCATCGGAGGATACGAAACCACACTCGTCATAGATAACCAGCTTCGCGTTACCTCCCCGGTTACTGTCAACGTGCGCCCTCTCAAGGGCGCCTAGTCTTATCTCACTTGATCCGACCTTCCAGCGATATGCTGATTTATTCGATACGATTAGACCATTCGGGGCATCCGCGATGATCTTGGCAAAGTTATCCGCCACGATGTCATGACACTGTTTTAGCGTGGGCGCGAGATACCGGACGATTACGCCCGGATTCTTAATGGCGTATTCGATCGCGTAGCAAAGCGAGACATACGACTTGCCGATCTGCCGCGAGGACATGATGCAAACGCGTTTGTCACCCTTTTTTAGCAGGGTTTCCCTGATACTTTTCTGCAATCCATCGAGCTTCCAGTAGAGTGTCCCCAATTTCCATAGATGTGACTTTATATCCCCGCGCCCGCCCGTCACTAGCTTGCTGATTAGCTCGCTGTGGTTCTGTGGTTGTATCCATTCCCTCGGCTCTCCCGGTGGCGGGATGACGTACCCGACTGGTGCTTGGTTCGGGTGAATCATGCCCTTCTGTTTCTCCCGGAAGGCAATCCTCTCCTCGTTGGTCATGTCCCTGTGTTGTGTCATCCATGCTCTCCGATAGTTCTAGTATCTCAACCAGCTTCGCCTCGGGTATCCGGGCAAGCTCGGGGTCGATCTCCAGTGTGTGCGATACGTCAACGGCATCGGCTACCTTGCCGAATAGCCTGTCGAGGAGGATCGTCCGGGCGTGACTGTCGCCTTCGATGGCATCGAGGACGATAGCGCCCATCATAACCTGCAAGGCCGGTAGCTCCTGAGACTGGGCGACTGCCGTGATCTCAGGCACGGACAGGTGCGACAGGTTAGCAAGGGCCGCCACAAACTCACGTTTAACCGTTATCTTCTGGTCGCGGTATGACTGCGGGCGGTGAGTATGCCCGGCCACCATGTTTGCCTTGTCCCCGCGCCACCCTCTCTTTGCCATTAACCGCCTCCAATGGTTACTTTCCACTATGTCAAGTAGCTACTTCTAACTATGCCGAAAACACGCAATCTGACGCGTTTAAATGGCATACCCCATACCTTGGCATTGCCCATTATTGCTCGCATTGGCGTTAGTGTTTACTGCCTTTGGAACGGTCCGGCCTTAACAACGCCACCGGCAAGGCGGATATCGTGGGCCTGCACTTTCTCTTGAAGGTCGGTAATCGCCTGTGACATTGCCTGCACGTTATCGTTGTTCACCTTGGCGAACGTTTCCATCGAGGTATACGCGTCCTCCAGTCTTTTGCCGAGCGCCCGGTGATGTGACGCGGCGACAAGCACAACACCAAGTAAAATGCAAGACAAAATTAAGGCAAAGGCGACAAAAACGACAAAACTTGCTAAAATTATGTCAGGCATCGGCGTAACCTCTTGATTTCATTACCAGAACAGCAACTCTATAGTATTAAACCACTATTCCCCAAAAAAAGCATGAGCGCCAGTGTTTTTTCTGTTGACCATGCTATATAGGTATTGTAATAGCTATTCCCACGTCAGCAATACAGCTGCCGATTGCTTGGAGGCATCATGAGAAAAGAAACCTACGCTATCGTTCACTGTGACAACGATCAATTCAACGGCACATGTTACCTAAAGCGCCTGAGCGCTAAAGACTTTTTGCAGGAATGTTTGCAGCTAATCGAAGACGGGTACGATTATGATGGTAATTACGGATTTTTCCGCGACTGCGGCAAGGGTAACATTCACGAAATAAGGTTTTTTCCCAAGCCAAACGACCAAGAGATTACCTGACCCTCTCGCCCCTTCGGGGGCTTTTTTCTTGCAAAAAACCTGTTGACACGTCTCGATATACCCATTAAATAGCTATTCACAATCTTTTGTTGCTTGGAGGCACAATGAAAACAGACATTTACGCGATCGTAACTCAGGAAATCCTCGACATTCTCTCTGAAGGCGCTGGGGAATGGGAACACTACTTGGTAAACGCCAGCAAGTCGGCAATGCCCGTGAACATGGTATCGGGCAAGGCGTATACGGGCGTTAACGTGCTATCGCTCATGTTCCGCGCCGCCAAAAATGGCTGGGCATGCAACCAATGGGCGACGTTTAACCAGATCAAGGCCGCTGGTGGTAGCGTTGTGGCTGGTAGCAAAGGTACTCCTGTCCTGTTCTTCCGCCCGATTGAGCGCGAAAACGCCCAGACTGGCGACACTGAGCAGGTCGGCGTCATGGCGCGCTACTACACTGTGTTTAACCTTGCTCAGACTACCCTTGACTGGGCGACACCTGCCGCGCCTGTCATGACCGCTGACGTAACCCTCGACGCGAAAGCATTGTTTCCGGGCGTCAAGATTCATGAGGCAGCGACCAACTGTGCATTCTACTCGCCAGCGATGGATTCCGTGACCATGCCCCTTCGGTCTGACTTCAAGTCTAACGCCGCCTACTTCTCGACCCTCGCCCATGAGGTAGCACACTGGACCGGTCACGAGTCGCGCCTTAACCGCAAGTTCGGCGCCAAGGCCACTAGCGCCTACGCCACGGAAGAACTGGTAGCGGAACTGGCGACCTGCTTTGTCGCTGCTGTCACGGGTACTGAGTTCCATAGCCAACAGAATAGCGCCGCATACCTTGCCGGTTGGCTTGCTGCCGCAAGGCAGGAAAGCAAGTATCTCGTGCAAGTCGCGAGCGCGGCGCAAAAAGCCTGTGATCTGGTAGTGGCTAACCTTAACACGCACGCGATGACAGGGGCGCTGGCAGGGTAATACCTGCCTTGCCTCTCTTTTTTCTCTTGACTGCACACGTTCTGTTGTTTATATAGCTATTCACACTTTTGGAGGTTCACAAATGGTATCGGTTTCTAACATAGAGGCAAAAGTTCAACGGTTAACCAACCTAACTGGCAAGTCTTTCCAACTGGATCACGGTTCGCCGACTAACGGTAGGGCTTGGAGGTTGTGGGGTTCCGATGGAACGGACGTCTTTTTCCTTGGCATGGGTTACTTGGGATGGACTCGGAAAGAGGCTGCGTTGACTCTCAACGCGTTGATATCAGGCATTGAATACGGTCAAAACCACCCGAAACACTAACTAACCGGGGCGCCTCGCGCCCCATTTTGGAGGCATCGCATGAAAACGTTTATCGACATCGGCAACGGCTACCAGATTCTTTTCCATACGGACAAAAACAACGGCCACCTAGTCACTAACGCTCGGCGCGTGAAAATCGAGAACGCTGACGGAGTCCAGATTATGTCTTTCGCTATATTCACCGATTGGCGGGCGACGGTTAACGTTGTTCCCTGTAAACGGGCGACCGACAAGGCAATCCGCGCCGCCCATGAGGAGGCTTTGAAACGCAAGGATGAAATGATTGAACACTGCCACCGCTGGTATGCGGCACGCGCCTAACACTAACCGGGGCGCCCGCGCCCCTTGGAGGCTCAACAATGATTGCTAATCGTGAATTTGTGAGACAACAAATTTTTGCCGACCGCGGGAGTAAATTCTACACTTCCGCCGCCGACAATACCCTCGACGCCCTAGAGGACATGAAACCGGTCAAGTTTCAGCTGATCGAAGTAACCAAGTATGGCTGCCATATCCGGGCCTTGGTGGACGACAAAGCCTATCACCTTACTAAATCATCCGTTCGGTGGATCGACGTACCGCATTACTTTAAACACTGGTCCGAGATTGACCGGACTAGCCGTCAAAAAATGCCCACAACGATTGAGGTAACGGAATGACACCAAAGACTTTATTCCTTGGCGCACTTGCAGAACGGGGCTGGCAGGTAGCTGCCAACCTTACATACCCTTGGGCAATCAATCCTCAACGGACTATTAAACTTTGGGTAAGGCGGGACAGCCTTTACGCGGGGCCTGTTAACGGCGGCATGAACGAGAGCAAGTCCCTCGGCTGGAAATTTCCTGATTATGACTTCGAGGAACCAAGCATTGAAGAAATCGCTGATATAGAGGCAAGGGCGCTACGGAAAGTAAAAAAATATATTGACGCCGAAAGCATTATTGATTAATTAGCTAAACAACTTGGAGGTACAACATGGTTTCCGTAAAACTTAAAGTTATCAAGCGTATCAATCAAAGCTGGTCAGACCTTGGACACTCGGCGCTGTGGACGTGTCCTCGGTATGGCTATGAATATTATGACCACAACGCGGCGCTGGCTCGTGATACGTTCGGCGACTTGTGGGACAAGGTGGAAGCCTCAATCCCGGACGAGTTAGCATACACTATCTTTCCGGAAGCTACCCGCTAACCTTTCAGACCATACAAAGCGATCAGGGCCGCGTCGATGACCCCGTCATGCGGCTTTTTGCCTATCAGGGGCCAACAGTATTCCGGCCATAGTCGGGAGGCTACGCGGTACGCTCTATCTTTGGCCGACAATTCTTGGGCCGCTCCCTCTAAAATGACTTTTTGCCAGTTCTTGGGTGGCACCAAGTTAAACGATACCCCTGAGGCGGTCAAAATGCCCTCTAGAACGCCCGCGCCGTATCCGAAGGTAAAGGACGACTTGGCAGACGCTAAATGGATTGGCGATACCTTTTCGACCGTCCAATAAGCGTTCCGGTACAAGCGGGCAATCTCGGCTATGTCGCGGGGATGATCTGGCATGACGGTTGCACTTACTATCTTGCGGGCGGAGTCGATGCAAACAATGGCGCCCGACTTGCCGGGGTCCACGCCGACGTATAGCTCAGTGGTCACGGTATGCCTCCAGTTAATTTTAGATAAGAGAACCCCCAACCATCATCACGGGCACTCTTACCCAGACCGGGCCGAGGCATGTGAGATAGACTAGAGAGGGTAGATACCGTACTAGGTTAGCTGTATTCCAGCGACCGAAGGGAGCCATGATTTGTAGTCATGCCTCAGAGTATCTGCCCGGTATATATCTGCACTCGACTCTTGAGCTTGGGTTACTCCCGGCCACGGGTGACTCCGGGTGCATAGCTGGAACGATTGGTCCAGCCCCACGCGTGTTGGATTAGGTGTTGGCCTGCTAAAGCCCCTTCGCATCGACAGACCGTAAGCCACAACCCCACAGTCTCATGCTGCAACCCTCACGCCCAAGAACTTGCACAGAAATTTACAGTGTATTCTTTGGGAATCCGAAAGGCTGCGTTGGTTCTAAAAGCAGGTTAACGCGTTGCTCAATTCGGACAGTCACCTGAAACACACTACTGGCCTTACCTGTTAGCAGGCTGGCATGATCAGCGGGCAGTCATTTCCCCGCGCTAGAGCCGATTGTTTACCAGTGGTTGCTGGTAGGTGTCGGCGGTCCACACCCAACCCCAGCCTAATATGAAAAAAGCACTGAGCGCAAGGCTCAATGCTTTTCACCGACTAACTTGGAGGCTCGACGGTTTAGAGATATTGTCACGGCA